GTCAGTACTGATTAGCGAACTGGAACGGTACTGACAGCCCTATCAGCCCCTAAGCCGAAGGGTCTAAATGACCCTAGGCTTATTAACCAGTCGCTAACCTATATATGTACTCATCATAAAAGATTTTCCCGTACAGAAGTATCCCCAGTACAGATACAGTTTGTCCTATTTTGTACTGATTTTTGGCATACTAAAAAAATACTTTAAAACAAAACGTTCGTTTTGACTGTTTGAACGGGTTAATACTATATAGAGGCTGTTTCTTTTTAACAGTAGCAAGTCCTTGGGGGACTTGCGTTACAGACTGTATTTAACAACTGTTACAACTGATGAAAACGGGACAGGAATAATGACATTTACTAAGGGTGCAAGTAACCCCAGAACCAATGCTATGGCAGGAGCAAAGGCTAAAGTTCTAGCCTTAGTGGCCGAGGGCCACTCTGTACATAAGGCTATGGAGATAGTTGGCAAGAAACCAGATACGGTTAGAATCTGGATACTTAGGGATAAGAAGTTTGCATCAGACCTAACAGATGCCAAAGCCACCGCAAAGGATGCTTCTCTAGCAGCCCTAGGTATCCCAAAAGAAGAAATAGATTTCCCAAAGTTTTCTGAGATATTCTTAAATCAAAGATTGTTTCCACACCATCAAGATTGGATTGACTTACTAGAAGATAGGGAGCCTTCGTGGCTCCACCCTAGTATGGTTTACGAGAAGGCTGACCCAACTCGTCTATTGGTTAACGTGCCACCTGAGCACGCCAAGAGTACGGTCATTACCGTAAACTACTCCACATATCGTATCGCTCTCAATCCTAATGTCCGCATTATCGTGGTTTCTAAAACGCTAGTCAAGGCACGTGAATTCGTGTACGCTATCAAGCAGAGACTCTCCCATCCACGCTGGTTAAAGTTGCAAACAACTTTTGGCCCCGAAGGTGGTTGGAAAGAAGATTCAGACACTTGGCGAGTTGACACCGTTTATCTTGGGAGCGATGCACGAAATTCATCAGAGAAAGACCCCACCATCCAGGCGCTTGGTATGGGTGGGCAAATTTATGGAGCACGTGCTGACCTTATCATCCTAGATGACTGCATCACTACGGCTAACGCCCATGAGTGGGAAAAACAAATCAATTGGTTACAGAAGGAAGTTATTACCCGTTTGGGTAAGAACGGTAAGTTACTAATCGTAGGGACACGAATTGCAGCGCAAGACTTCTACAAAGAACTCCGTGAGACCAAGCACTGGTCTAGTGGTAAAAGCCCTTTTACTTATATGGGCATGCCTGCTGTTTTGGAATATTCGGAAGACCCTAAAGAGTGGAAGACCCTCTGGCCTAAGTCGGACATTGCGTGGGATGGGGATTCTGACGTTCCTGACGAAGAAGGACTCTTCCCGAAATGGGATGGCTTAGCATTAAAAAGAAGACGCAGTGAGGTAACACCATCAACATGGGCCTTGGTGTATCAGCAGGAGGATGTCGAAGAAGATTCTATCTTCCCACCCGCTTTGGTGCAAGGCAGTACTAATGGTTTAAGAAAGAAGGGTCCATTGCGCCAAGGCGTGGTGGGACATCCGACTAATGTTGAAGGTTACACAATTATTGGATTTGACCCTGCTATGGGTGATAAGGCACATGCTGGTTTTGTAGCAGTTACTTATAACAGAATAGATTCTAAAATATATGTTTTAGATTGTATAAACATGGCCGAACCTAATCCGCAAAAAATTAGAAGTACAATAGAAGAACTTGTATTGAAATACAAGCCACAAGAATTTAGAGTAGAAATCAACGCCCACCAAAAAGCATATTCTTTAGATGAAGACTTGCGACAATGGCTTAGCATGCATGGTACAAGACTTGAATCTCATGTTACTAATAAAAATAAGTGGGACGCAGCATTTGGTGTAGCATCTATGTCTACCCTATTTGGAACTATACGAGAAGAAAAATTTCAAAAGAATAATATGATTGAACTACCATCTACTACTGACTCTGAAGGACTCAAGTCCCTTACTCAGCAGTTGATAACTTGGAAACCTAACACTAGAGGTAAGACCGACTGTGTTATGGCACTATGGTTTGCCGTGCTTAGAGCACGGGAGTTTATGCAACAAACAAATCACTTACAAAAGTTTTCATCTAACAGATGGACAACTAGAGCACAGTCAGCCCAAAGATATACAATCAACTTAGACGAAGCCTTTTCAGAACAATGGGCTGAACAATATGGATAGGACTTAAATGTTATCAGTAGACCAAATATCTGCAAGGGTAGAGTCTTTACGCTCACGTTCAGTAGAGCGAGATAGAAGACAACTAGATGTACTTGCTGTTCGTAAAGGACAGATATCACAGGTATACCCTGAGTTTTTTCCAGAAGGTGTAGACGCTAACGTAGTAGCAAACTTTATTGACATTGTTGCCCGTGACCTATCTGAGGTAATGGCTCCACTACCAGCAATTAATTGTTCTGCAGCCAATCAGGTATCAGATAGAGCAAGAACCTTTGCTGATAAGCGTACCCGTATTGCAACAAATTATTTTAGTAATTCAGATTTACAAGTGCAGATGTATCAAGGTGCAGACCAATACATTACATTTGGTTTCGTCCCATTCATTATTGAATTAGACGAAGAAGCAGGGCTGCCACGTATACGCATAGAAAGTCCAATTGGGGCTTACCCAGAATTTGACCGCTATGGACGTTGCATTGCCTTTGCAAAAAAATACTCACTTACACTTGCGGAACTGGTTTCACAGTATCCTGAGTTTGAAATCCAACTATTAGGTGCTGACCGTTATGAGCAGAACCTAAATGCACGTATTGACCTTATTCGTTATTACGATAAAGAGCAATCAACCATCTTTATTCCATCACGGAATAATCTAGTTCTATCTCAAGCAAAAAATCCACTTGGTAAAATGCAAGTGATAATAGCAAAACGGCCGTCAGTAGATGGTGAGATGCGTGGTCAATTTGATGACGTGCTAGGTATCCAACTGCTTCGTAATAGGTTCGCATTACTTGCGATGGAAGCAGCAGAGAAATCAGTACAGGCACCAATTGTTGTACCAGGCGATGTTCAAGAACTACAGTTGGGTGGAGATGCAATTATCCGCACCAACTCACCAGCAGGTGTGCGCCGTGTAGATTTAAATATTCCACCAGGTGCATTCACTGAGCAACAAGTATTACTTAATGAGTTGCGTACTGGAACACGTTATCCAGAATCAAGAACTGGAAACATTGATGCATCAATAATCACGGGACAAGGCGTTCAGGCGCTTATGGGTGGTTTTGATACACAAGTTAAATCAGCACAAGCAATCTTTGCTTCTGCTCTTAAAGATGTTATTTCCGTCTGCTTTGAGATGGATGAAAAATTATTTAACTTTGTTAAAACAATTCGTGGTGTAGATGCTGGTTCACCTTACTCACTTGAGTACACACCATCAAAAGATATTAAGAGTGACTATACAGCCGATGTTCGCTATGGCATGCTTGCTGGTCTTAATCCAGCGCAGGGACTTATCTTTATGCTACAAGCACTTGGTGGTAAATTAATTTCTAAAGATATGGCTATGCGTGAGTTACCATTTGGTATTAACGTAACCCAAGAGCAAGAGAAAATTGAAATAGAAGATATGCGAACTGCATTAATTGGAGCAATGCAGGCTTACTCTCAAGCAATACCACAAATGGCAGTTCAGGGACAAGACCCAACAGCAATTGTTAAGAAAATAGCAGAGGTTATTAAAGCACGTCAAAAAGGTAAAACTCTTGAAGATGCAATAGAAGATATATTTGCACCAGAATTGCCTCCTGCTGGCGAACAACAAATGGTTGAGCAAACGTCCCCTGCTCCCGAGCAGCCAGTAGGAGGTCCTACTCCAATGCCGCCGCAAGGTCAAGAGGCTACTCCAGATATTCAAAGTTTACTTTCTAGTTTAAGTTCAACTGGTAGAGGAACGGCTAGCGCAAGGCGTGTAATTAGAAGATAAACTAGGTGGGGGACAATGACAGCAATAGTTGGAATACAAGGTAAAGGCTGGGCTGTTTTAGGCGCAGATACTACAACTTCATATCTAGATAGACCATACGTGGCTAAAGGATGCGATAAAATAGTTAAGATTGGTGAGTATCTAATTGCAGTTGCAGGTGATGCAATTGTAGGAGATATTCTTAATAACTTATGGCAACCACCAAAGGTAATTAAGACGCAAGACCCAGATAGATTTATGATGATTAGAGTATTACCATCTATAAAGCAAACCATAATAGATGGCGGATATGACCCAACACCTAAAACAAAGAATGATGATGATTCAGGTTGGGATGCATTAGTTTGTTTTAATGGTAAGTTATATCAAGTTAGTGATGACTATGGATATATGAGAGATGACAAAGGTTTATATGCAATAGGTTCTGGTGGAACTTTAGCCCTTGGTGCATTAGCAGCACTAGAGCCTGAAACTAAAACTCACGCTAAAGCATCTGGTGCAGCAAAAAAAGCAATTAATATAGCAATTCAATACAATGTGTGGTGCGGTGGTACTGCAAATGTTAAAACACAATTTACTAAGTAGGAGATATTATGTCAATGATGGAGCCAGGTGGATATAGAAAACCGACTAACCCAGCCCCAGTATCAGGCCCTGGCGCTCTTAGCCAGCGTACTGACGGGAGTCCAACACAACCCGCAACTTATATTTCAGGATTACCACAAGGAGAAGGACAAGCAACCTACGACCAACAATTAGCAGCGCCTATGATGGGTGCTGTAAAAATGTCAGATATTAATATGGATATTAGTACTACTGATTTAGATGCACCATCAGAATTTCCTAATGAAGAAATACATCATGGAGCATCATGGGGTAATAGTCCAACTTTAAATCTTAATGCTGTTAGTGGTATGGCTGGAACTAATCCTGTAAATGTAATTTATAGAGCAATGAGTATGGACACAACTGGAAGATTAGAAGCAATCTATAATAGAATAAATATTTACTAATGTCACAAAATATGCCATTACCACCATTACAAGATAATCCTTTTAATTCACAACTTGCAGATGCAGAGCCATTGCTCTATGCAATTAGTAATTCTGGTCAATGGAATTCAGAAGAACAGGCTGTAATAAATAATTTAACTGGTTATATAGCACTAGATAGTAAATTATTAACAATGGAAGATGTATCAAAAGCAAGAAAAGAATATTCTAAATTTCCTAAAGCAACACAAGAATTTTTAAAACAATTAAATCCAGAAGCAGATTATCAACAACAACCTAGAAGTCTTGTAAGAAAAATTTTATCAGTACCAGAGCAATTGTTTATTCAACCATTTAGAGAAGTTTTAGGTGGTATTGAACAATTTGGTAAATTACTTAAATCTGGTTATAAAGCAACTCAAGTATTTGAACAATCTATTAGTAAAGATTTAATGGATTTATTTACTAAAGGTGTACCAAGTAAACAAGGCCCTGATAAATTTGCAACTGCGGGCGAAACAATGGACGCTTTTAAAAAAACATTAACTAGTAAATCTTGGTCCGACATATATGAAGGTACAAATATGTGGCGTGATTCTTCTCTTAAAGAACTTGAAAATAAATATGGATATGCTGCATCTTATTTAGCCAAAGAATTAATTGATGGTGTAAAAGTAAGTGATATTATACGACAGTATCAAACAGAACAGGGTCAACTTGATACACCATTTGTTAATGCTTTTCAAAGTTTTGCGGAAAACACTCCTGAATGGAATAAATTATATTTAGACCACAAAGATAAACAAATTAATCCAGGAAATGATATACAAAATTTTTTAGATAAAAGATTTCCTGCTAAAGATTTTAGTCCTATTTGGAAAAGTACCTTAGGTACAATTCCGTTTATTCCTGTACCAGTTCCAGAAGAAGATAGATGGGCAGTTAAAAACTTAGGTCCTGAATATAAACAACAACCATGGGCTTCACTTTCTGGTCAGGTTAATTTTGGATATACATTAGCAATTGACCCACTTACATATCTTACATTTGGTGGAAGTAAGTCTGCAATGGCTGCTGGAAAATTATCACAAAAACTTTATGATGATAATTCACTTAGAACAATTAATGATTTATTTAATAATCCAATGTTTACTAATAAACATACTAAACTTGCAGAAGAAATTAATTTACTTAGAAAAGCAGAAGATGAAAAAGATGCTATTCAGGCAGGATTAATTAAAACTCGTATAGCCACATTACATCCAGAATATGACAATGATGTTGTGCTTAATCTTTTTACAAAAACAAAAGTTCAAAATGATAATTTAGAAGAAGTATTTGTTACCGACCTTGACACTATGCGAAAATTTTTTAGTCGAGGCGATATGATGCATTACATTACCAATATGAAAGTTAATGGTATAATTCAACAAAGAGCACACCATGTTGCTTTAGAGCGCAGAACAAGAGCACTTACTGATAGTTGGAAAATAGGATTTGACCAAGCCTTTAATGGAATTAGAGGAGATGTTTTAACGGGAAAAAAACCTATACCACTTGAAACTTCAAAGGTTATAAAGGCATGGGAAGAATATATTGTTAAAGATGTTGATATAAAATCAATTGTTAAACCAGATAGCGATACTTTAAAAACTTTAACTTTACATAAAAATAATCTTACTAAAGCGTATAATAGATTATTTGCAAAACTACCTGCAAATAAACCTATATACCATACAGACGAAGGTGTTGATTCATCATTAACCACTTTTAGACAACTAGCAAGATTTTTAACTGGAGATAAATTAGTTGCTGGTATACTTGCAGAAAAATTTAAATTTGCTGCTCAAGAAGATAGACTTCATACTCTTAAAGTAATGTATGGTATGTACCTTGATAAAATAGGTTTAACCTCAACAGCAAATGGAGTAACTGCAAAACGTGCTATATTAGAGGGAGTGTTTGGTTCTCAATTTGGATTAAGAACAATAACTAATATAGAAATTCCTAAACACATGGATAAGACAGCATTAAGTTTAGAAGATGTTGGAATGAGTTTACCGCCTGCTGCTAGTCAAATATTTCATTTAAAGCCAGCAATTTCTCAAATTCCTTTTGATGATGTACTTAAACAAACTTATGATTTAGGTGGCATGGACCGCCCAGTAACAGGTATATATAAAGAAAAAGGTGTACGAGGTACATTAAATATTGCAAATAATATAGCAGTAAATGCAGGAGCATTCTCAACTTATAATAGTGGATTACGTGCTATTCAAACTGGTTGGACTGGTGCTGTATTACTTCCCAAAATTGGTTTTAAAGCATCCTTTGACCACGTTGTTGTAGGCTTTCTTGTAAATGCCCCTGCTGAAATAATTGGTTTATTAAATAGAAAAGGTGCAAATTTATCTGCAGCAATGCAGGCAAAAACTGGTAGTAAAGAAAGTCAAGGATTACTTAAAGGTTGGTTCCTTAGTAAAATTGGAAAGAACCCAGCAGAAGCAATTTCTATTGCTGAAAGAAAAGCCCTTATGGGTATTGAAAATGTATCAACAACCTATACACTAGAAAGTGGATTAACAGTAACTGTTAAAGAATCTTTCCCAATAGGAAAAATGTTTGAAGGTACTTTTACTGAACGAGTTTCTAGAACTGCACTTGAAAAATTTACTAAGTTAAAAGGTGATGATTTAGAACATGCAGTTGACTTGTTTGCTTTAAATCCTCATAGTATTGAAGGAGTTACAAAATCAGCAGTTGCTGCTACTTTTGCTAATCAAATACCAGAGGGTAGTATTGCTAAAGAATTATATGGTCAATCATCTTTTTCTTTATTTTTAGAAGAACAAGGTTTAAAACAAACTGGTAAATATATAATTGATGAAGCCAATGCTATAACAGATAGTAATAGAATATTTGCTCACATGAATGCATTTCGTCAACATTTTGCATTTAATAAAATAGGTTCAATAGATTTTGGTTCTGCTTTCTTTACCAACAATGGTTTAAAAACAACTGATGATGTTGAAAATTTTGTTACTCAACTTATGGGTCAAGTTGGTTGGGTTAAAAATTCATCTGGTAGTTATGTTGCCAAGGGTGGCGGTGTTAAGAAAACTAAAGATGGTAAAGTAATTATTGATGATAAAAAATCTTTAGCAAAAATTAAAGAATTTAATGGCAGTTGGCTTAAGACATCTAATTATAAAGCAACAGGTTTAACAGATGCTCAAATAAGCGAACAAATTATTCGTGGCAGTATGGCAGAAATGTATACCATATGGCATGGTAGCGCTAAAGGATTTAATGCAGATTTAATAGAAGCATTAACAATGAAAATAAATGCTGTTAAAAAAATTCTAGGTAAAGATGTTCCAGGTGAAACAGATTTAGAAAAAGCATTACGTTTAAAAAATCTTAAAGAACAAGCAACTTTAACTTATCAAATTGATACATTAACTGTTGATGAGTTTGCACAACTTACTAAGAATAATCCTTTAAAGGGTACTATAAAAACAGATATTGATTTTCCAGAACTTGCAAATACTAGAACTAAACCATTTGAAAAATTAGGTAAAATGGGTGCTAGATTTTGGGAAGCAATGGATAAACAAATAGGTGATTTTTATAGTTCTGATATTTATATGATTAAATATTTAGAAAATCGTAAACGTTATAAAAATTTTGAAAATAAATATTATAACGAAATTCGTGAGGCAAGTATAGAAAATGCTTTAGAAAATTTTTCTAAACTTACACCAAAACAAATAAAAATAATTGATGATAGTGCAAAACTACAAGCAAAACATTATTATAATGGTGTAGCACAAAGCAATGCTATGAACGAAGTACTAATGTATATAGATAATCCAGCAATTAAAAATCAAATTGATTTTAGTGCACGAGTAACTGGTAGATTTATTAGAGCAACAAATGATTACGCTAGACGTTTAGTACGATATATGAGTCAAAATCCAGACCAAGTTATTTTTAGAGGTGGCTTATATGTTAATGCCTCTAATGGTACTGGCCTTCTTTATGAAGACCAAAATGGTGTTCAATATATAATGATTCCAAATGATACTATGTTTTGGAAAATGGTTGCACCAACAATAGCATCCCTTGCTAATCCTTTAAATGCATTAGGTGGATTAAAAAGAGGAGTAATGGATGAAGACTGGAGTTTCTTTAAACAACCAGAATGGAATCAATATACTCTTAAGGTATCTTTATTAAATCCATCCTATGCCGAGGGTGCTGGTATGTGGACATTAGTAGGACCAACAATTGCTACACCAGTTTTGGCTAGTAAGGCTTTAATACAAAACGTAAGCAGAAGTATAGATACAAAATTTTTTGGTTATGATGTAGGTGCTGCTGGTATAAAGTTTTCTGAAGGATTAGATAATTGGATACTTGGCCCACAAAGTGATAACACTACATGGGCACGGGCTTTAATACCAGGCAATTTAACAAACTTATATAATCAACTTCCTATTGAACAAAAGCAAGGCCTAGAAGTAAATATAATGTTAAGGGCTTTAGTAGCATTACAATCTAATCCGCTTACAAAGGTATCTGGTGATGACCTTAGGGATGAAGAAAAAATGCAAAAATTTATTGAGAGACTAAGAATTGCTTCTCATAATATTGTAGCAATAACTGCTGGCTTTAATACACTTTCTCCTGTTCCGTTGGGAACAACAGAATCAGGTATTCCAGATGTTTTAAGAAAACAAGGCATAACTACCTTTAATCAATTTTGGGGAGAAGTTGTTCGTGGTGCCTTTGCTAGCAATTCGGAAAATGGATTTTATTTACACGACCCATTAGCCCTTGCTACTAATATGTACATTGGACAATACCCAGATAAACTTGTTCATACTGTATCTAAAACTTCTAAAGCAGGCAAACGTGCAATTAATATTACTAAAGAAACAAAAAAGTGGAGTATAGAAAATAGACAATTAATAGAAAGATATCCAGACGCAGCATGGGTATTTGCTCCACATATTGGTGAGTATGACCCAGGCGTAATATCTTTTTTACAGGCTAGTGACATACTTCCTCCAAAAGAAAATTTATTTGCTGATGGTAAAAAAGGTCTTAAAAGATATATTATAGATGTTACTGCTGCTAAAGATATTTATCAATATTATAAAATAGATAAAGATGTTTATAAAATATTAAATGACCCAAATAATCTTGAAAGAAATAGTGCTACTTATCGTAGGCAATTATTGGCTGAAGCAGAAACAAGAAAAAATGTAATGAAGACTGGCAATTGGGCTTTAGCAAAAGCACTAACAAATGAATCATTAGAACAAAGACAAGAACAACTTGATAAATTTGTACAATTAGAAAATATGATTAAAGATAAACAATTTATTAAAACATTTCCATCAGCGCAATTAGAGTTATTGCAAACAGTAGTTGGTAAATCAAGGGTAATGATAAATACATTTACGGACCGTAATGTTAGAACTCAATTTGAAGGTATGGATGAATTGGAAAAAATAAAAATGGATGGTATAAAAAATATAGAAAGCGTAGTAAAAGGCAATCCAGCATTAGTGGATGCATATTCACTATTCATTCGTCCACTATTAGATGAATTATTATCAACTCCTCTAAAAGAAATGACTAAATAATGGGCTGGAAAAAAGATGCTAATGGTAAAATGGTATTTACAAATGATGGTTTTGGATATAAAAATAATCCAGAATTAGGAAACATTGCTAATCCTGAAAGATTAGAAACTTTTGTTCCTATTTCCACACCTAGTGGTACAAAAGATGACCCATCAAATGTTCCAGTAGATGAAAGTTTAAAACCAGTAGGCACTAAGCCTATGATTGAGTGGAGTAAATTTACTGATGGCACTCTTAAGGAGCAATCAGGGGGAACAGCAGGTGCTATTACTGGTGAGCCATATATATCTTATGGTACATTGTCAGATGGCACACCAAATCCTAGGTCAATAGTTGTTTTGCCTACTACTGGTTGGATTGGACCAGAGACTGGTGGTGGAGTTAGACAAATAAGAAAAGATTATGAAGGCGAAGCGGGTTTTTATGTACAAGATTTAGATTCTGCTGTTCAAGAATATATAAATAGAATATCACCATCAGATATTTTAGCATACAAATTTCAATTACAAGATTTTTATGCTGGTGGTCAAGGCGGTAAAGATTTTGCAGTATCGGTAGAAACTAATCCACAAGATAAAGACTTAGGATTTGCAAAAGCGGTTAAAAAAGCACTTCAGGCCTTAAGTATTGATAACTATAAAAGAGGCGTAAGCATTGCTGAAGCAAAAAAAGTAAATCCTGCTTATAATGCAACTGGAGAACTTTATGATTTTGAAGGTTTTGTTAGGTCAAGAAATCCACTACCTGCAAAGGTAACTGAAAGCACGAGAAGTAGTCAATTAACTACAGAACAAGATGCTTTAAGAGAGTTTTATAGAACTGTTCAAGAATATGTTGGAGACCCACTACTGGTTGATGAGTTAGATAAACTAGCCAATCAATATGTAAAAGATTTACGTGCTGCAGAAACAGACCCAAGTCGAATAAGTAGAAGTACTAGTACAACTAATCAAACAGGAACTAAAAGAACAGGTACCTCTGTAAGTTTTTCACAATTAAATGATGTAGATAGACTTGAAATGCGTATTAAACTTATAACCAAAGGCAGTACTGCAGCAAAAAGTACTGGTATTAAATTAGTTGACCCAACAAAACTTCAAGATGCTGGTGGTAAAATTGGTAATTACTATACTGATTTAACTGAGTATTCATATAAAACTGGAATCAAACTTAGCCCTGAAACATTATTGTCAAAAGTTTCAGAAATGAATAAACCAGGTGGTTCTATTGAAGAGCAACAACGTACTTTAATGCAAGCATCTAAGTTAAAGTATAAAGCCCTTGCTCCATATATAGATGCTGGTATTATGCCAGGAGATTTTATTGCAGACCTTGCTGCTATTAAAGCAAGAGAGTTAGATTTAAATGCAAAAGAAGTAAATATTTTTGATGAAGATATTCAAAAAGGAATTACTGGAGACACATTACTAGGTCCAGAAGATTTTACTAACTTAGTTAGAAAAAATCCTAATTGGCGATATGGTTCTACTGCCAATAATTTGGCTGCTCAATTTATAAATTCAATTTCAACTACATTTGGAAAGTTAGGCTAATGGCATACGACCCAGTTACAGGTGTATATACTCCAGACTACAGACCAAATCCTGATGCATACATGGAAAGATTATCAAAACAAGGTTTATCTAAAGCAATGGCTGCATCATCTGCTAGATACCAAGCACAGGCAGATGATTACTTTGCTCCAACTGGGCCAGGTGCAAACATTAATCCACTTACTGGTGGACCTAGATTTGAAACACCAGCAGGTAAAACTCCAGAACAATTAGCAGCAGAAGAAGCGGCTAGATTAAAAGCAATTGCGGATGCTAAAGCAGCAGCAGATAAAAAGGCTCAAGATGAAAAAGATTTAGCATCAAAGCGTGATGCTTTTGCTTTAATTAAATCTACCTTAATAAGTTATGGATTTACTCAAACCGAAATGACAGAGTTAGATGCCTTTATTGAGTCCGTAATTACAGATGTAAAAATAGGACCAGAGTTGGCTAAAATAAAATTGAGAGAACAACCTACTTATCAAGCACGCTTTATAGGAAACAAAGCAAGAGTTGCTAAAGGGTTTAATGCTTTAACTGAAGCACAATATTTACAACAAGAAACTGATTATTCACAAACATTAAGTTCATATGGTGTAGGTCAACTATCTAGTAGAAGTCAATTTGCTACATTTATTGAAAACAATACTTCAGTAACAGAGGTAGGTAGAAGATTAAATGCTTCAGTAAGAAGAGTTAAGAATGCTGACCCAACAATTTTAGAAAATCTTAAAAGACTTTATCCAACTATTACCGATACGGATATTGTTAGTTACTTTTTAAAACCAGTAGAAACAATAGAAGAGTTAGAAAGAAAAACTACGGTTGCAGAAATTGGTGCTACGGCACAACAATATAAAATGAAAGAAACTGGCTTAGCAAATTTAACAAGATTTGAAGACCTTCAAAAATATGGAGTAACCCTTGAAACCGCAAGAAAAGGTTATTCAACTATTGCAGAAGAACTTCCCGATGCTACTAAACTTGGTAATGTTTATAGTGAAACTGGTATTACTTATGGGCAAACAGAAGCAGAAGCAGAACAGTTTAAAGACTCTGCAGAGGCTAAACGTAAGAAACAAAAATTAATAGAAACAGAAAAAGCATCCTTTAAGGGTTCAGCAGGAGTAGGTGATGCTGGATTGTCAACACAATACTTGCGTAGAGGTTCCTCAGCAGGTCAGTTCTAAATAGATTCCCTACACGGACCTACCAGCCCCGTGAGGTGTATAAGTCTGGTAGCAAGAGCCAACCAATTTCCCCGAATTGACTTGTGGCTTGCGACTAAACCAACGAATAGAAGGGTGGGTTGCTATGAGCAACAACTACTGGGAAGAAGAAGACGAAGACCAAGATAACGATGCAAATCTGCAAGGCGATGACTTAGTTAAAAGACTAAGAAAAGCCAAACGTGCAGACGAGAAACGTATCAAGGAACTTACTGAGCAACTTGAGGGATTGTCCAAGGTGCAGCGTGAGAGAGTCGTCAAAGAAGTCCTAGAAAAGAAGGGCGTTAATCTAAAGGCACAACGCTTAATTATGAAAGACTTAGAAGACATTAACGAGGAGTCAGTTAATACCTGGCTCGATGATAATGCTGATTTGTTTGGATTAAAAAGTGCGGAGCCTGTGAATCCTGAGCAAGAACTTAATCGAGCAGCCTTACGGCAGCAAGATATTCTTACACAGAACTCATTAACCCCTGAACGTACGGATGATTTAGAAACAAAAATAGCAAATGCACAATCTGCAGATGAGATTCTTTCTATACTTCGTGCACAATAATATTTAATCCATAGTAATTCCTATCACCTTGGAGGTGACAACAAATGGCAAACGCCTTTGTATCAACTAGTTCGTCCTCATTAGGAGGAACTTCTGGCAGTGCAGGTCTTGTTCAAGCAGCGTATGACCGCTTACTTGAATTTGCTCTTCGCTCAGAACCATTAATTCGTTCTGTCGCAGATAAAACACCTGCCCGTCAATCAATACCAGGTTCAACCGTTGTTCTACAACGTTATGTTGACTTGGCTCAAAACACTACCGCTCTGACAGAAACAACTGACCCAGATGCAGTAGCAATGTCCACACCAACCAACGTTTCTATTACTCTTGCTGAGTATGGAAATTCTGTGTTGGTAACTCGTGCGTTGGAACTATTCAGCCTTGCTGATGTAGACCCAGCAATCGCTAACATTATCGCTTTCAACCTAGCAGATTCTATCGATGCTATTGCAATGGAAACATTGCGTGGCGGAACATATAAAATCTTTGGTGGTTCAGCGACATCAACAGGAACAGTTGCAGCATCATCAACACTTGACTCAGCAGACATCCGTAAGGCTGTTGCTAAGTTACGTTCTGCTAAGGCTATTGGCCGTAAAGGCTCACTATACTGGGCTGGTATCCACCCAGAAGTATCACATGACCTACGTGCTGAGTCCTCTTCAGGACAAGGCTGGTTGCTACCTAACCAATACGGTTCTTCACAAGACCGCATTTGGGCAGGAGAAATCGGTAACTATGAGGGTGCATACTATGTTGAATCAGCACGTATGTATAATGCAAAGACTGGCGCAGACCAAACAGCACTAGCAACTGCTTCTGCAGTTAGCGGTGCTTCAGGTGCGTTTACTATTGTTGCAGCAAATGCTGCATTCGGTGGACGTGCTGAGGTTGGAGATAAAATCTCTGGTACTAACGTAGGTTCTTCTGCAAAGATTACAGCAATCTCTGTAGGTGCAACTAACACTACATTCACTGTAGACGTTGCTAACTCTGGAACAGTAGGAACTAATACTCTTACAGTAACTCCAGTAACCCGTGTATACAATACAATCGTATGTGGACAGCAAGCAATGGCACAAGCCGTTGCTGAAGAGCCACACGTAGTTATTGGACCAGTAGTTGACAAGTTAATGCGTCATCGCCCAATGGGTTGGTATGGCGTTCTTGGCTTTGCTCGCTACCGTGAAGAGGCATTGTACAGAATCGAAACTGGTTCATCAATCGCTGCTCTTTAGTAGTAATGGAGGGTGGGGCTTATGCCCCACTCTTCTCTAAACAGAGGACAATATGGCTACATATGTTTTTGAAACACCAATAGTTAGAGAAGGCCCAGCGGGCGGACACCGCTTATTTCATTTTTATAAATTAAATGTGGGCATTAGTATTGTTAAAGATGCTGGTGTGTATAGGCAAGTTAGATACTTGCAAGATGAAGATTTAAGAAGTTATCAAGAAGTTTATCTAGGCGGTAATAAACACATAGTTGATGATACTATTAAAGCAGCATTAATTGCTGGTGGTGTTGATGTTACTGAAGCCAATTTTACGGTACAATGAGTTTGCATCAAGAAAGAACCCATCCAGAGTTTGTTGAAGGATGCTTTGGTTGCAAGATAAGTACATTAGAATTAAGCCCAGGAGATGCTCATAGCAGAGCAGCAATGCCAAAGCGTAAATGGGAGGGTGAGTTAAAAAGATATAAAGAAGCACGCAGACAAGGTATCCAACCAGCAGGCACAACAATGGATAAGATAATTGCTGCAGAGAAAGCATCAGAGAATTTGGGACGGGCATACAATGCTGAAAAAGACCCAAATGCAAAAAGTATAAATAAGAAAACAGCCAATGCAATGAAACAACTAAAGGAAGCAGGAATATAATGCCAATGGTAGACGGAAAGAAGTTCCCTTACACAATGAAGGGCAAGGCAATGGCTAAGAAAGCAGCAGCCAAAAAGCCAGCAAAGAAAATGATGATGAAAAAAATGGGTAAGAAGAAGTAACATGGCTAACAAACCCAATGAATTATCTGCTCAACAAAAAGCAGAACGTGGTCGGGCAAAAACTCGTTCATTTAAAATGAACACTCTTGACCCGTATTTAAATAAAGAGGGTAAGCATGATATTACCAAAATCCCTGGATTTAAATTTGGTAAAGAAACTGAGTAAATAATGTCATCAGGTCAATTTGTACGTAGTGATGGTTTCAATAAAACTATTATGCGTGATGGTCTCATCCTTACCTTGCGTAAGGATGGAACTGTCAAGGTTCAAAGAGACCCTAAGACTGGGGATATAATTAAGGGGAGCAAATGAAGAAGAAAGCAAAGTCTAAAGTTAATGAGGCTGGCAATTATACCAAGCCTGGTATGAGAGCATCCTTGTTTAAAAAGATTAAGGCTGGTTCTAAGGGCGGAGACCCTGGGGAATGGTCAGCCCGTAAAGCACAACTACTTGCAGTTCAATATAAGAAAGCAGGCGGAGGTTACAAGTAATGGCACTTGCTAAATCTCAACAGTCACTTAAGAAGTGGTCT